CCTTGGCCAGCAAGCCGTAGAGCTCGGTTCGGCGCTCGTGCGCCGTCATGCGGTCTGGGCGCAGGGGGTTGGGGCCGGAACTCGCGTTGTTGGGATTTCGGCTCATAGAGGTGCCTTTCGGTCTGACATCTATGAGAAAGCGCCGAAACGGCACTTAATCAATCAAAAACAATGCGTTAAGGAAACTCTGCGCAAACCTGCGTTTAAGGTAGGGTTTGCATCGGTATTCGTGATTAGTGCCGGGTTCGGGTGCGGCGTTTTTCATTCAACGACTTTGATCGATGAGCTGTGTTTACGTGCTAAGTCGGCCATGGCCTTGTCAAATTCAGAACGGGGAAGACTGACCAAAGCAAAACGTTTCTTTTGCCATGGCCGGTCCTCATCCAAAGCCTCGATCACCAACTCGACGTTTTGATTGTTGGCAAAGACTTCAACTGTGATCTTTGCATCCTCGAAATCGACTTCATGACGTCGGCCATCGTTGCCGCGTATAATGACATGGGGCATCCGTTATATCTCCCGAGCGAACCAGCGAATCCGTCCAATGATGTTAATCTCATCTGCGGTGCGTTCATACTCGGGGTAATGCCTGTTGTCGGATATCACGCGCACGGCGGGTGGGTCGCTGTTGGGGACATGCTGCAACCGCTTGGCAACAAGACCCATGCCATCGTCGAGCACAAAAATCCCGGGTGGGTTTGGTGCGCGTTTGGTCATGTCCACGAGAACAGTATCACCGTCAAACATCGTGGGTTCCATGCTGTCGCCTTCGACGGTCATGATCCGCAGCTGTGAAGGCGAGGCTTTGAGGCCCTGTTTGATCCAGGATCGACGAAAATGATAGGCGCGCCCCGGAGCTTCATGTTCATCCAGAACAACGGCACCACCTCCCATCGATGGACTAACACCGGCATGCGCGATCGCCACAAACGTATTGTCTGGGTTATCGATGAAAGGGGACGCGCCTTCTACATTGCCGATGCCGTGAATCAACCAGTCTATCTCGACTTTCAGCACCCGGGCGACTTCAGCGAGGCGGTCCAGCCCCGGGCGTGTCGAGCGACCACGCAGGATGTCATAGACGAAGGAGCGGTTCACACCGGCCAACTCTGCAACATGCGCCGGGTTGAGCCCAAGCTGGTTTGTGCGCGCTTGCAGGCGGTCTGACAGTGTGTGGTGTGCGGTCATATTATCCCCATGTGGGTGTGGATTAGTTAGGATAAGATTGGATTGATCCGACTGCGTCAAGGGGGTAGAACAAATTAAGAACACACTGTGAGGGGAATCGAAGAGAATATGGAAATTGAAAAAGCCTACTTTTCGCTCCCCGAGATCCTCCAGCGCTGGTCGATTACGGAGGATGACCTGATCTACCTCGCTGAGAACGATGAGTTGCGTCTGTCGCTTCGGGTCTTTGGCTTGCCGTTGGAGTTCGGTGATCTTCACGAGGATCCCGACGGTCGACCGTTCCGTATCCCGACCGACCAGCTCATCTTCAGCGGGGTTGTCGATCTGCACGCATGTGATGTTTTCAGACTATTTCGGTGTGGCGAGGCGCATCTTGGCGAGTTTCGGTCAGCCAAGTCTGATTATGCGTCCCTCTGGGGCGCGGTTGAGCCGTTGTACGTGGTCATAGGTGATCTTCTGATGCGACGAAGTGAGCGGGATCGTTATGAAATCGCGACAGGGTTTTCGGCTGGTGCCCATATGGAGGAACGTACATTCATCGCGTCGCGCGATTATTCCGAGGTGCGTTGCAACGGCCACCGGTTTCAGCTCGGGCCTATCCAGTCTGCTGTTGTGCGCGCTTTGCATCTTAGTGCTCAGGCTGGACAGCCTTGGCAGAACGGCAAGAATATCTTGTCAGAAGCGCGCTCCCGAAGCCTGCGCATGTCAGACGTGTTCAAGTCGAAGAACAACTGGCGTGATTTGATTCGGTCTGACCGCCGCGGCAACTACCGGATCAACATCGACTGATATCATCGCCAATCCGTCGTACTGGGGGATCGGAAGGGGATCTGCAGGGGGATAGAGGGGGATGGTCATCCCCCTCTTTGCGTTTTGGCTTTGGTTTTCAAAGCATCCGTTATCCCCTTCTGCATCCCCTAATGATCCTGACGACATCCCACAGACGAATTTTGCATCTTGGCTCCAAGAACTGATCTGGAGACGATGATGCAAGAGAAGATTTGCTTTACACAAAAGGAGCTGGCCCGGCGCTGGACACTGTCGCATCGCACACTTGAGCGGTGGCGGTGGGAGGGCAAAGGCCCATGCTTCATGAAAATCGGGGGGCGGGTTGTCTACCGGCTCGAAGATATCCTCCGCCATGAGACAGAGCAACTGCACCTGAGTAACACCCTCTCCACCCCGAGGGTGTCGTGATGTCAGTTCCGGAATCAGAAATCACCCTGATGGCATGGGTAGATGTGGCCGAACCGGGCGCGCGACTGGTCTATCACACAGGGTTTTTGGTGGTCGACACGACCCCGAACGTCTCGATGCTAGCTAAACAGGAGCGTGAAGGCCTGCGCACGACTGCAGGCACCGCGTACCGCCTTGCTGAACTTGGTCGCGTCCATCTCGTCCAGGAACGCCTTGGTCCAGACCGTTTTGCCTATCTCGCGATTGCCCGCCCGCAAAAGGGCGCTGTGCGAACTGCCGCCGTCAAGCAGCTTGCTGCGGCCGCCTGATCCCCCACCCAGAAAGGAATTCCGATGACCTATCCCCAAAACACCCCGAGCGTGGATGACATGCTCAATATGCAGACTGGTGAACTGGCGCAGATGCCGGTGGAATTGCTGGCCGGTCTGCAGGCTGAATTGGCCCATGCAACCAAGCAACTGCGCATGGCTACCGCGCGGTTCAACACGGCCCTTGAAGTGCGCTACGCCACCCGCGCTGCCGAGGCCCGTCGGGCCTGTGGAAAGGACACCGGCACGGTGCGCCTCGCTGATGGCGATTATATCGTGGTCGCCGATCTGCCCAAACGCGTTGACTGGGACCAGCTTAAGCTTGCGCAGATCGCCAGGAACATTGCTGACAGCGGTGACGACCCGGGTGAGTTCATCGACACCAAGCTGACCGTCTCAGAACGCAAGTACGGTGCACTGCCTGAGGTCTGGCGCAAGGGCTTCGAGCCGGCGCGCACGGTGAAAGTGGGCGCGCTGAAGGTCTCTCTGGAGCCAACGGAGGCGCGGAAATGACCGCGCTCGCCCCAATCCCCTTGGTCGGTGAGAACCTTCCCGGTTTGATTGATCGTGCCGCCACGATGTTGGCCAGCGCCAAGACAGCGGCGGAAGTGCTCGAAGCCCGTGAAGCAGCAGGCCTAGCCTATGATGTCGCCAAACGGGCCGCGCGGCTCAAAAACGCAAAAGCCGCCCATGATGATCTCGTGGCTGCCGCTCACCGCGCGCAGGCTGATGCCCTCGAAATTGAAGCGGCTGCCAAGCGGCGTCTCGCGGATGAGTATGATGCCGCGCAAGAGCGTGGTGAAATTGCCCGGTTGGGGACCAATCAGTCGGATTTGGGTGTTTCTGGCGGGAACACCCGGCCTTCGACCGCTGCTGATATCGGGCTTTCGCGCAAAGCCATACATGATGCGCGCCTGATCCGCGACGCCGAAGCCGCCGACCCCGGCTTGGTGCGCCGCACCCTGGATGAACGCCTTGAACGTGGCGAAGAACCGACACGATCTGCGGTCCGCCGTGCGGCAGAGGATCGTCTTCAACGCTCGCTCGACCGGCTGCAGCGCATTCATGAAAGCGTCCGCCGCCTCGAGGAAAACCGCCCGCCGCCGCTGACGCCGGAGATGCGGGCGCGCCAGATCGCGGTGTTTGGGACGCAAGAGGACCGCGCGATCTGCGGCCGGATCGATGAGATCATCGAACGCATCGATGAACAGCCAAGCCCTCTCGAAGCGGTGCGCCGCGTTCCACCCGCGTCTCGCCATGCCATCGATACCGCGCCGATCCGACGCGCGGCGGTCTGGCTCACCGACTTCAGCACCCTTTACGAACAGGAGGTCCAAAATGGGACAAATGCGACTGAATGACGTTGTCGCCGAGATAGTCGGCGAAGTGATCGCGGGACGCGCGATCAACAAGCGGCAGGCGGCTGTTAACCGCTGGGACGATATCGATGCGGATGGCCAGTATCTCGCTGGGATCGATGGCGTTGTCGACCGCATCGACACGCGGGCACGCCGCCTGAAGCTCAGGGCAGAAAAGGCAGCCACGCCAGCGCAAACGGAATTGCCGTTTTCATTGCCGGTGGCAGTTGCCATGGACCTCGAGGGCACGACGCTGGTCTCGACACGCCAGTTGACGCGCGCCGAATTTGCTCGGGCCATCGAGATCCGGCACCTTCAAATTGCCCATGATAGTGCGGCATTGCGTGAATGGCGCGAGGCTCTGCGTCAGGCCAATCAGTTCTGGGCCGACCACCCGGACTGGAGCTTCGGTGACTGCCTTGATGCCATTTTGGCAAAGGGCGGCCCCACGCTTGGTGGGGAGGCAGTGCAATGAAAACGCTGCCTCCCAAGCCCAACACTCCGGCTGCCGATCTCGCCCTGCTCGAAGAAAAGCGGCGCGCGATGCGTCGTCAGGCCCTCGCATATCTCGAGGAAGCCGACCGGCTCGACGCGCTGTACGCGGCTGTGACTGGTAATGATCCGGCGGCTGCCGCGCGGGATGAGGTGCTGTCATGACCGGTGCGCTCCCCATCATCACCGCCGACCAGCGCATGGCAGAACACCGCGGCATCAAGGGCGTGATCTTTGGCCCGTCCGGGATCGGCAAGACATCGCTGCTCTGGACACTGTTGAACTCGACCACGCTGTTTTTCGACCTCGAGGCCGGAGACCTTGCGATCGAGGGGCTGGCCATTGATGCGATCCGGCCGCGGACCTGGACGGAATGCCGGGATTTTGCAGTGTTCATCGGTGGGCCCAACCCGGCACTGCGCGCCGATCAGCCCTACAGCCAAGCGCACTTCGAGGCGATCTGCGAGAAATACGGCGACCCAGCCGTGCTGGCCAAATACGACACAGTGTTCATCGACTCGATCACCGTGGCGGGTCGGCTCTGCTTTGGCTGGTGCAAGGGTCAGCCCGAGGCACTCTCAGAAAAGACAGGCAAGCCGGACGTGCGCGGGGCCTATGGGTTGCACGGTCGCGAGATGATCGCGTGGCTCACGCATCTGCAGCATACCCGCGGCAAGAATGTCTGGTTCGTGGGCATCCTCGATCAGAAGTTGGATGACTTCAATCGCAAGATCTTCGTGCCCCAGATCGACGGCTCGAAAACCGGGCTCGAACTGCCCGGGATCGTCGACCAGGTCATCACCATGACCGACATTGCAGACGAGGATGGAGCGCCTCAGCGCGGGTTTGTCTGTCACACGCTCAATCCCTGGGGTTTCCCGGCCAAGGATCGGTCCGGGCGTCTCGACATGGTCGAACCTCCGCATCTCGGAAAGCTGATGGACAAGATCCGGGGCCCGCTCATCCCTGCGGACCGCCGCCTTTCCTACGCGGCCCCGGAACTGCTGGCACCCCCAGCGGCGCAGGCCAACACCCCCTCCAACGACACCACCAACTGAAAGGACTTCACGCATGTCTCTCTGGAACGATTTCAACGACGCGCAATCAAACAGCAATGTCATCCCGAAGGGTACGCTGGCCAAGGTACGCCTGACGCTGCGCCCAGGCGGGTATGACGACCCCAGCCAGGGGTGGACCGGCGGCTATGCCAAAAGGGGCAGCACAGGGTCTGTTTATCTTGATGCCGAATATACGGTGCTCGAAGGGCCCTATGCCAAGCGTAAGATCTGGTCGCTGATCGGCCTTTACAGCCCCAATGGTCCGAACTGGGCCAACATGGGCCGCAGCCTTGTACGTGGTATTCTCAATTCGTCGCGCGGCCTCTCGGACAAGGACAATTCTCCCGAGGCGCAGGCACGCCGCCGCATCAACGGGTTTGCTGACCTTGATGGTCTGGAATTTGTCGCGCGGATCGATGTTGGCACGGACACCAACGGCGAGGACAAGAACGAGATCAAGAGTGCGGTGATGCCTGATCACCGTGATTATGCGCCGGTCATGGGTCACGTCGCGGTGCCGGGCATTGCACCACAAATGCAGGCACCGGCCACGTCTGCGCCACAGCATCAAGCTCCGGCTGCCACTTCGCAGGCACAGGGTCATCCGGCACCGGCGTCACAACCACAACCACAGCAGACGCCCGCGCAGCAAGCGCCGGCCGCACCAGGCTTCTCGGGCCGTCCGAGTTGGGCCGAGTGAGGGGGCAGAACCATGCGATTGCGT